CTTGTTATTGACGATGTTTCAGCAACAGCACTATCATTTTTTGCTGGCAATGTTTGGTTTGTAACTTCGTTAGTTTCACGCGCTGTTATGCGCTGAGATTGTGGTGGTATACCATCTACAGCAGTATCATAAATTGTGTATAGTGAGCTAGGGATATCATCAATTAATGTCTCGCCAGTTCTTACGGCTGTTATGTCGTAGCTACCAACTCCAATACAAAACAACTCACGTTGAATCTTTAGGTTATTCTCATAAAAATAATGTGAAGGCTGAATAAAATCAGGGTAAGAAATAGGCGAGCCAAATATTTCGGGGATTGCCTGTCCTGGTCTAAATTCATTTGTCGCAGCATTTAACTGACTGTTAGGTGATGTACCTGCAGCGTCTGCTGTTCCAGGTATATCTGGAGCAAGCAGAATAACGGCTGTAATTGCGATAATAGCAATTACTGCATAAGCTATAATCTCAATACCTGCAGGCCTATTAATAATAGTAAACCTATCATCATGCGCCATTTCAACATCAATCGTTTCATTGATAGATCCAGTATCTAGCGTTGAAGCAAACGGTTTACCATTTAAATAAATGTCAGTCTCTAGCCCACCAAAGTCGCGGGTGAAGTTAGCTGCTAAAAACTCGCCAAAGTTGTCGCCAGTATTTGGATAGTAAACTTCTTTATCAGTAAGATTTGACGGATCTTTAAATCTAACGATGATCGGCATAGCGTCTAAACTCCACTTTGTTTTTATATAATCGTTTAAGTAAGCTTATTCTATCAAATTTTACTTGCCCTGTACCGTTACCGTCTTGCCCCCAAGCGTGAAGGACTGATCCATGCAAAACCCTACCAACATGCTGAAAGTTTCCATCAGCATCAAACATTAGCATTATGTCACCATGATCGCCTTTTGATACCTCAGTGTTATAGCTTTTAATTCCCTCGCTTCCAGCCTCCGACGTTCCTGCTAATTCATCATCGTAAAGGTTAATCGTTGGCAAGGTAATGCCGTCAATTTCTTTGAATGATGCAATGACCAAGCCCCAGCAATCATATGATTCAGGGCCGCAAGCACGATTAACCCATGGCTTACCAATAGTCTTGTTGATAAAGTCTTTAGCCATCATATAATCACCCGTAAGCCTGGGAAGTTTTGCGACAAGTAACGAGTTGCCACGCTAATAGATGCTGGATTGTCATCACTTGCAGTAATAGCAACCGAATCTCCCTCGATTGTTATAGCGCCGATCCATGAGTTGAATATGCTTGGCACGTTATCAACATATTCACGGTAAACAAATTCAGCAGGCGTTGTGTTAGGGTTTAGTATTGAGTAATCGCGGATTGATTTTAATTCCTGTTTTATCAATGTTCCAATACGCCCTAGTTGAACCGTCATTGATGCAACACCATCCTCACTAACACTTGGAGGCTGAACTGTAAAATTACCAGCAGTAAATGTTACAGTTAGCCCTGCGTCACGGCTTGCAGCAGCTTCAATAGTAAACTGCTTATCAATAAATTGTTTATTGACGTAGCGGATAGTGCCTATAGCGGGATGATATATTTCGATTGTTTCATAGCGAATTTTACGCTCACGAGTTTCAAAAAATTGATTCATTATGACGGCCATCCAATATTTAACGCATCATCAAAGCATTGAGATGCTTTATCAAATGTCGTATTACAGTTTTTATTCATGATGATATAAATAGTCCCTTCTGGGCATTCTTTATCCTTGCTTACTATATCACGAGACATAATTTTAGCTGAATAACTGAATGCGTCGCCATCATGCCCTGTTGCTTGCGGGTAATCTAAAAATCTAACTTCCTGAGTCGTTAACCCTTCCTCAAGTTGTATCGGGAATTTAAACCACTTTGATTGCTCACGCAGTCCATTTTCAGACAGCCAAAATGTAAACAGTCGTGCATTTTCGCGGGTGAACTTAAAAGTAATATCCCAAACAGTTGGCAAGTCAGCGGAGAAAAATTCTTGCTTTATTGCAGATTGCGTAACGTCATTTAATTTAAACCCTTCTGGTTGATCACGTGATTTTGTTTGTGTCTCGCAAGATGGCAAAACACTAGGCCAATCAGCATCGATCGTCACACCAACAATAGGGCTAACCGTATCTGTGCCAACCAATACTTTTGCAAGCATCTTTGCGCTATAAGTAAAAACGCCACCATCTTGGCTAGTATTTTGTGGATATTCAACAAACTTAACACTTTGTGTTGTTAGCCCAGATTCAATCTGAATAGGAAAATCAAACCAATCAGGATTTGTCCTAACATTATTTTGCTCTAGCCAAATACTAAATATACGGGCGTGATCACGCCTAAACTTAAACGTGACATCCCATACCGTAGGCATATCAGTAGTAACCATTTGCAAGAATGGAGTGCCAGAGTTTAATTCGTTAAATCTAAAACCTCCCTGCTGCTGGCGGGACTTAGTGGCTGTCTCACAGCTTGGTAATATTTCAGGCCAATTAACGCCGATATCGCAAGCCATTTAAACCACCTTATTTTTAGCTGATGTTGATCGCGTTATTGCCGTTCGCACCTTCCCGCCTGACGCGATATTTCCTGCAACTGTGTCAATAATGAACTTAATGTCTGTTTGGCCGTTAGACGTTGATTGCTGTACTTGCACATCGGTTCCTGATGCGTTGTTGACTGTTGTGATGTTTATCACTGGCTGACTACTACCTAGATCACTTGCGCTCGTCACCTTGCCGCCACTTCCGCCAGTCATTAAGAAATCATTTTTCCCATCGCTGAACATTTCCGCCTTGCCGTTTTCGTTGACCTTATACATGCTATTTGGTGCAGTGTAGCCGCCGTATAATCTAGCACCAGAAAGCGCTACACCTTCAGCTATACCAGCAACTGAAGCAATACCAACACCAGCAGGCACAGAGTTACCACCAGCAGTTGCCAGCGATGTAAGAGCAGCGGCAGGGGCCATTGCAGTTGCTATAACTCCAGCAGATGCCACAGCTCCAGCAGTTGCTGTTGATTGACCAATCAATGCGCTAATTCCCATCTGGATTAGAGCGCCAATCATCTGAGTTAGTATTGATTGGGCTAAACTTCTAACCGCTTCTTGACCAGATTGAGCCCCAGTTGCCACGCTAGCAAACGCACCAATTGCAGATGCTTGGAATGATGCCATAGAAGCACCATTGGCGGCCATAGCATCGGCAAATGACGTGCTTTGGTCTGCATTAAGTTGCTTGACCTTTTCTAGGTATAAGGTATCCGCAGCCGCACGAGCATCAACAGCCAGTTGATGATTAGATGTTTCTAATAGCTCATACTCAGCAATTAGATCATACTTTGCCTGTAATTCTGTTTGTAGTTTATCAAGTGGGCTAGCCGCTAAACTAGTTACTCCAGCAGTAACTGTTTCGCCTCTAGCTTTTTTCCTATCTCTTTCAGCTTGAGCTTGTTTTTCTTCAGCAATAAATTGGTCAAACATTTGTTTATTATAGGCGTCAGCATTGCGCTTTCTTTGATCGGCAAGAGTTTGTTCTTCTGATGCAAGACGCTTAACTGATGCTTCATTTTTATCATGAGCCTCAATAGCATCATAAGCAGCATTGATTTCATCAAATTGAGCTTGTGTAGCGCCCCTAAGTGAAGCCATATGCAATGCAATAGCCCTGTCTGACGCGCCAAGTGTTTGAACTTGCATCTGTAAAGAGCTAACAAGTTCATTAGCTGATGTTTGAACAGTTCCAAGCCCTTTTGCTAACTTTTGGCTTAGGTCTTCACCCTTAAAAAATGCAGTTGTTAGCTTGAATACTTCACTGGCCAAGTCGCGAGCTTCATCAGTAGCAAACTTACCATTAACTTTTATTCCATCAAGCGCATGTAAAAGATTTTTTGCTGTTGCTTCATTTTGAGTTTTCTTGAAATCCTCTACAGCAGTTTGCAGATATAAAACACTTTTACCAGCATCACGATAAGCATTTGATAAAGGATCAAGCTTTACCCCTGTCAGTTTGTTTGTGGTTCCTGCAAGGGAAACTATTTGACCATCAGATAATTCAGCA